TAAATTTGGTAATAGTGAACTTAAATAGTTCGTCCAAAGGTCCGGGACCAGAGGCACGTCCTCCAAAGGTTTTGAGTCTGGCTCCTGAAGGTCTAATTCTACTAAGGTCGTATTTTGCCACTTCCCCAGAGTATAGTAAAGCGATGAGTTGGCGCAATGCCTTAGCCCACCCTTCCTTAGAGTCTGCAACCGAAATAGTAGTCTGAGAATCAAACAACTGATCTGGCACTTCAGGTAATTGATTAACATATTTATGCTCCACAGAAAAGCCCACGCCTGTACCACACAGGAGAATGTACATAGCCTCATCGAATGCTTTAGGGTCATCGATAGGCAGATAGCTGCAGTTATAGCCAGCAGTGTTGTCACGGTCTAGTGCCTTGCCTGCGGTCATGATAGCACGCATGGAAGGCATGACATCTAGGTTCTTGACAGCACTGATAAGCTCTAGGCGTAGGTCGTTGTTAGGAGAGAACTTATACTTCTCTTCCAAGTGGTTAAACATAAAGGTAAAGTATCGGTCTACTGATTCTTCCCAGTGTTCACGGCGATTCTTCTCAGGCATGAACCTGCTGTAACGACTCTTTGCAATAAACTGTTGATAGTAATCCATATTATAATTCTTCCCAATTAACTAGCGACTCTAATCTGTCTGCTTTGTCTTCAATAATATCATCAAACCTTTCAACTATATCCTCTGAACGGATTGACAACTCCTCTATGAGCGTTAACTCATCCCACCTTTTCATGCGCTCCTTTATCTCTTCTAATGTTAAGGCCATAATTATACCACACTTTTCTTAGGTTTGCTACGCTTTTTACTAACTACTTGTGGCAGATAACTAACTGCCTTCTCTAGGCCAGTATCCCAGTCAGAGTAATTATCCCACCATACTGTAGTCATATTGTCGTACCAGTAGGTTTTCTCAGCAACAGGATACCATCTCCAGCAGGCCATGCTCTCGTCACCTATTAGGTTCAGAGTCTTAACACCAACACTTGCAGCACAGTGGGCGATAGCAGAATCCACAGAGATAACGGCATCTAGTGTCTGGATTTTGTCTGCTGTATCAATCCACTTAAAACTATCTAAGAATCCTTCTCCAATCTGCAGAGATACAAAATCATACTCAGGATGTCTTAGCACAAACTTATCTACTACTTCTTTAGGAATCTGTTTTGCTATCATATTCCAAGACTTGTTATCAGTATTATAAAAGATACCAACCAAAGGCTTGCTGCGCTTAGGAGCTACTATCTCAGGGTTACGGTACAGACCTTCTGCACCAAACCACCGATCAGTGGGTGCGGCAGGTAACAGACCATGCTCCATCAGAAGATAAGGCATAGACATCATCTTTATCCTAAACACCGAAGGAGGGCACTCGCTAGAGTTTTTACTGAACCCTGCCTTGGTATCCAGCCTACGCAGAAGTGGAATGATCTCTTCAGGATAGACACAGAACACATTGTTTGTAAGCTGGTTAATCATAGGAATGAAGCGCGAGAACTGTAGCATATCTCCCCAACCAGCCTCTGACCAAACTATTACATTACGTCCTTTGATGTTCTGTCCCGGCATCCAGACAGCAGCCTTATGAAAGTTATTCCTAACTCCGGGGAACTTAGCATTAGCATTCCAGAAGGCATCTGGCAAGGACCGAAGTTCGTGCAGTTTAAACCCGTTTGCCCAGTCTCCTTCACGGATTAAGTTCTGCCCTTTCTTATAGTCCTTATCAGCACTAGACCAGTTTATCTTTAGTGTTCCCGTCATAATACTTATCACCAATCTTATCGTAGTTGTCTATCATAAACTCAAGGTAGTGCTTTGCCTTCTCAAGATCCTGTTTACCTGCTTTCTTACGATGACGCTGCACATACTTGATTACATTGCAGGCCCAAGGATCTAAACCCCAATCTAGGAACACATCCCAAGGTTCGATGCTAGACTTGTAATGATCACCACCAATCTGCTTAGACTTAATATAATCACCTAGTGTTTTATCATCAAATTTAGAATTACGATGGTAGGCCACATACCAGTCATTAGGTGTTGCGTTATCAATGCTCATACTTCTTCCTTAAATAGTTAAGAGACACTGGCATCTCATCGAAGCTACCATTAGTAACCTCATGCAACAGCCATATACCACGCCAGTACTTGTTACCCTGACTACCTAGATAGTCCTCGTCATGCAGGTAGCAGCAGCCACTAAAGAGACCAGTGATCTGCGTACCATCAGCGCGATTAGAGTAGGCTATCTGTCTGTTCTGCACATGGCCCATCACTGAGGACATATGCTTCTTAGCTAGAAGAGCCGCAGCAGAGGCTACAGCACGCCCCATAACGCCAGAAGTAAAATAATGAGCGTACACAACCCCATCAATAACAACAGGTTCAAGGAACGGTATAACTTCCCAACCATGATGTTCGTAGTTAAGGTCGCTGAGACTAATAGTTCCATCCAGTTTAGGGTCTCCTTCGACAGCTCTGGAAATTCTTTCTTCATGATTTCCAAGAGTGAGGACCATTCTTGGTTTGTACTGTCGTTCCTTGTTTCTCTTTGCTCGTTCATTATGTTCCTTAATAGGTGCTAACAGCATCTCCATAGCTTTGTTAGTAACTTCGATATCAGTCTTGTACCGTCTGCCTTCAAAGGACTTCTTACCAACATCGTAGCTAGACAGGCTAGGCATATCTGCAAAGTCCCCAATCTGTACAATCACATCAGGTTTCTTCTCTATAAGATACTTACCTACCCATGTCAGATAACTAAGATCAACACCGTCCTTGACTTGGCAGTCGGGGATTATGGCATGAACAGTCATACGTTATAGCCCTGTTCTTTTAAGTCTTTTTTTTCTGCTTCGCTCAAAGAATCAAAGTATTGTTTTAACTCTTTCCTTACTTCTTCGACGTCACAGTCATCTTCTTCTTCTTCTGACTCATTGGTATCTACAGTTGCAATGTACTGATTAGGTCCAATAGTCTCGAATAACCCGTCCCTCTCCATCTCATAAGGATCTTTTAGAACAACACGTTCCATCACACCGTTGTATCCAGTAGCTTCCAAGAACTTACAGAACTCGTGGAGAATCGTAGGCCATGCAGTGAAGTCTGCAAAGTAGTGACGTACCTTGACAGTCGAAGCCTCTGGGTATGTCGTAGGCTCTTCAGTGTCAAACTCAGAATCATAAATGAATCGATAAACTTTACTCATGTTTGCTCCTTAATAGTTCAAAAAAGTAATCTGCGTCTACCACAGCCAAGGGCTTATCTCTGTTTTGTTTGATGATGCAAACAGGTTCGTATCCTCCTGCGTTTCCTCTGGCTTGTTCGTAATAACCGTATACTGAGATAGCTGCTCTGGACTTGCATTCCAAACTAATTGGCAAGACCCGTCTGGCTGCTGGACTGAGTAACAGATCCTCCCCGGAGACGCCCATACTAACTGAGCGAACATCGTCTGCCTCCAGATTGAACTTGGCTAGTATTAGATCTCTTACCCACTTTTGCAGGTGTCTTCCTTTGGACTTGGCGCTGCTCGGTTTCAAGTGTTATGTCCTTTCTTACTTTAATCCACTGCTTAGGTAGATGCATACGGGCATTGCTGTTGTCCATAGAGACTGTATTAGCAATGCACAGTGCGTCATCCGTTTCGTCAATAATCCAACCAATGCTGTGACAGAGGTGAACTTCCGCTTTAACATCTTCTTGCCATTCCACATCTGCTACTGCGTCAACCCACTGGATGTACTGCAAAGGGCAGGTGACCAAATCTGGTTTTCGTCTCTTCGTATCCATAACAATTGTCCATTCTCCAGTACTCGTTTATCATCGTTGTCGTATGCTTCCAAGACTGCCTTGTACATATCGGCTTCGGTAATACAGTCCTGAAGAATCTTCTCAGCTTTCTTTGGACCTACACCCCGAAGGCCAACAATGTTATCAACCCTATCGCCAGTCAATAGCTGCGTATAGAAATGTCTGATAGCTTGTTGGTCATCGATCAGGTACTTCTTATCCTTAATAAAATTATAATGCCAACCACGAATCATGTCAAGGTCTTTATCGATAGACATGACGATATATTCCTCAATGTCTCCAATCTCATAAGCCTTGATACCGATAGCGTCATCAGCCTCTTGTCCTTCTACTACGATACAACCCCACGCCTTCTCAAGGTACTCTCGAATCAGCCCGTAGTGTTTGGGTTTGGCTGCGGTACGGTTGCCCTTGTAAGGCGCGGTTACTGCTATGTCAGTCCTATAGTTCTTCTTACCAGTGAGATACCCTTGGTAGTCTCCTACATAGGGTTTCATCACCAGTTCTTCCATGAACTCAGCACATCGTGCCAAGCAAATCTTGTCGCTAACTTCTTCGGAAGCGAATCCGATTCGGTAGCATACAATGTCGGCATCGATGAGTGCTAACATTACTTCTTCAGAAACGCAGCCATAGCTTCGAGTGCCTGTGCTGCCTGCTTCTTGCTAGAGAACTCGTTGTCATTGATAGAAACAGAACCATCAGAAGCCACAGAGAACTTGAAGCAGTCTCCTCCCCAGAATGATTCGGCCCCGCCGACTTCAACTTGAAACACAGACTCTATTGGTGACACCGTAACATTAAACTTAGGTACGGGTAATACTGTTTTCTTTGCTGTCATCTTCTTTCCTTTCTTAGAGAACGTCATCGGCTGTTTCAACGGCATCAGATCCTTCGTAGACTACTAGATCTGTGACGATTAGCTTATTGATACCAATTCCTACACCCTTCTTGCCTTTGTAAGAATACTCGTAAGGCTTAAGAAGCGCAATACCCTTGGAGCCGTTGCCTACCTTGACAGTCA